CATTGATGGCACAGCTTTTTGCGGTTGCATAAATCTATTGACCAACTGACCCATTACGGTTGGCTGTGGTGCTGGCGCTGTCAAACCGCCTGTTGGGATTTGTTCAGGGCCTGCAATTGGGGCTTGGGACGGTTGAACTTGTGGTTGTGCCTGTGGCTTGGCTTGTGTCTTGCCAAGTATCAATGCACCCAAATCATCTTCAGGAACGGCCTGTTGCGTTTGTGGCGTTTGTGCGCCGCTAGTTACTTTGTTGACGTAAGCCGTAGGGTCTTTAGTAATAAACCCACCATAATCAGCCAAGGCTTTTTTAACATCGCCTTTGTTACGTTGCACCAATTGCTCTAAATATGCTTTGGCTGCGGCTCTTGATTGTTCTTCATTAAATGGGTTGAACTCAATGCCCTGCTTATGAAGCATTTGTACGGTTTCAGGCAAGAATTGATAAGGCCCCATAGCCTTAGTCTCTTTGTTGATGGCAAACCGATCTTTGCCGCTTTCAACACGGCGCAAGCTGTCTAGCAACTGATCTGTAATGACAGATGCAGACTTTTCTGTTGGCTGTTTAGCTGATGTTTCGGGCGCTTTGCCCAAGATTAGTGCGCCAAGCTCATCCATTTACAAACTCCCTGTTTCGGAAAGTTTCTTAATATTTTGGTACTTGTCAAAAAACTCTTTACGTTTTTTTTCATCATTTCCAAGCAATTTATCAATTTGTTCTTTGCGTTTTGCAGGGTCAGAAATAGCGTTGTAGATGTTCATGGCTTCAAACACTTTGCTGTCAGCGTTGGCGTTCCAATCTTGCTGATACTTTTTCATGTTGTTGTCGCCAAATTTTTGAGCAAACTGCTGTGCGCCCCTTGCTTGCAAATCAAGGTTGGTTTGGTCAGCTTGCACCCTACGGGCAATTTCTATCAACTTTTCAGCAGGCATTTTGATTGTGCCGTTTGCCACCTGTTGCATATCCAAACCTGAAACGGTATTGCCTGCGCCGCCCATAGCGTTTGCGTTGGACAAAGCCAAACGTGCAAGGTCTTTTGCCAAAATTTCATATTCAGCGCTGCTGATGCTCATACGAATTTTTTGGCCCAATTTACCAAGCACCCCGCCGCCTCTCTCTATGGGATATAGGTCTGCATTGATAAGGTTGGCCTGTTTAATCACTTCCTCTACGTTACGGCGGTTTTCAGGCAAATTGCCTTGTGCGTTCACCATGCGGTTACGGTATTCCGCGCCTGCCGTTTGGTCAGCAATTTCTGTTGGTTCAGGTCTATACGGTTGATCTGCCCTACGCACAGGGTAAGGCAGACCTGTAACAGTCCCTGTTTCTTTCGGGCCACCAACAGATGGTGTTGGCGCTTGCAGTCCAGCCGCCCTACCGATTTCAACGGTTGGTTTTGCAGCGCCCACGCCTGGGGTAGTAGTAATGGTAGCCCCTGCTTCTGTTGTCTGTACGCTCGGCGCAAACGCTGTTTGTTGCTGCGTAGGCGTCATGATGGCTTGGCTTGCTTTTATCAATATATCAGGCACTTGTGGGCCTGCCTGCATTTGAGAAAACACAGGAATATAAGACCGTTCAACGAAATTTTTTAAATGAGGGTTGTTTGGATTTTGCTTAACAAGGTTTTCTAACTCAGCATTGATGATTTTGGGGTCTTTCACACCTGCTCGACCTAGCAACCCCAAAGTTGAAGAAACCATAGAACGCATATCCTGCGTCAAATTCTGCTTGGCTCTTGCGCCTTCAGTTTGTGCCGTGGCTAAAGTTTGAAAGGCTTTTCCGTATTCGTTATATGTTAAAGAAGCAATTTTTGGTGCTAATTGATTAAATTTCTCAATACTTAAATTACCGTCTTCATCTTGAAATTTACCTTCTGCCAATGCTGTTTGCAAATTGCGCCGTTCTTTATCGGCTATTTCAGCCACCCCTAACTGAATCTGTCCTGTCCTAGTGAGTTGTTGCTGTTGTTGCAAAGCCAATGGGTTTAGTTGTTCAGTCTGTTGGTACTGTTGCACACCACGGGCAATATTAAGCATATCCCCCAAAGACATAGGCTGTGGGGGTCTAGATTGGGACGCTACGGGGGTAAAGTCTGCCATGATTTAGCCTTAGGTTAAAAGAGAACCCGAATAATTTGTAGTGTTAGGTGTTACGCCACCGCCGCCAAACCCATACACATTCCCGCCACCGTATTGTTGGTTAGCCATAGCAGCGTTCAATGCTGGATTTCTTTGATTCAACAATTGGGATAGGTAGTAGGCATTACCTGCGCCTTGTATGCCGCTACCCAATGCGTTACCTGCAGCCACTTGACCTGCGCCAATAGCTGACCCTGCGCCTGCAATAGCGTTTCCTACGCCTTGGGCTGTATTGGATGACAACTGACCTGTCTGTCCAAGTGACGTTTGACCCAACCCCGCAATAGATGCTAGGTTGTTGTAGATGTTTGACCTTTGTGTTTGGTAGCGGTTAAAAGCGTTTTGGTATTCCTGACTAGCTGCGCCTTGCCCGTAATTCATCAAACCTGTAAGAGTGTTTCCGCTGATTGCGCCGCCGCTTTGATTTGCAAGGTTTTGGGTTGCCAAGTTGCCTTGTTGCAATCTAAATGCATAGCCTGGGTCAATTCCAGCAGCAAATTGTTCAGGCCCAAATTGTTGAGTCAGGTAAGGCTTCATTGCTGCTATGTCGCTTAAAGCGCTATAACCAGCTTCACGGTAGGGGGCTTGTTGTGCGTTTTGCACATCAAACATTTGCTTTTGCAAAGCAGCAGATTCCCGCATAGCATCCGCTTGCGTCTGTGCGCCACGTTGTGCGGCTTGACCGCCTAAAATGCTACCTACAATTGCGCTGCCGCCAATAATCCAAGGCATATCAATCCCCTTTTATCAAAACTTCATCCACTTTAGACGGGTCTTTTTCGTCTGTAGCATGGATGCAATACCAAATAACGTCCGTCAAGGCTTTCACGCCATGATTTAGACCCGCCTTTATTTCTATGCAGGCAGGTGCTTCTATGATCTGATTCTCTCCCGCATTCGCCACGATAGCTTTGCCGCTTGCCAAAATAGACAGATGGCTAAAGCTGTGCTGGTGCTGCACCAAAGTAGTCCCTGCAGGGATATGCGTCTCTTTGGCATAGAGCTTGTCAGCAAAATGGTGAATGATTTTAGGGTCAATCATAGGTTGTAGTAAGGCACTTTGTAAGGGTTGCCATTGACCGTGACATTGATAAATCCAACAGGATTCGCAGGCAACGTGCCTGAACCTGCCGTAGCGGTTGTGGCAGAAGTGAAGTTCAGCAGGTTAATAAAGTATTGCTGCCATGTCCGTGTGGGGCGCTTGGTCTGTGCGTCCAAAAATTCAGACTGCGGATAGGGTTGGGATTGTGGAATTGGTAGTGCCATCAATTTTCTCCAGCAGATGCTTTAAGGTTAGCCGAAACAATAACTGCTTTCACGGGGTCTGATATTGATACTTCAAACACTCTGTCCCTAGCCCAACCCAAACGCCTCCAAATGGCACGGTTGGCATAACGACCAATAGCACCAATAGTCACCCAATGTTCGTTTGACCATGTAGAACCGCCATCGTCTGACCATTTCAACATGGCTTGTGGGTTGTCGCCTTGACCTGTGGACAAACCCACGCCTGGCTGGAATTGAATCTGTAGCTCATCAAAGTATTGGCGCTGGAAGTCAGCCACCAAATGCGGCGCTCTGCGTAACCGCCTAACTTGCTGACCATCATCTGTGTAATTGTCTTTGTCTAGCTTGTAAATCTTGCCGTTAGCGTAGTCACCAATCAAAACCAAACCTTGAAATTGGGCGCAGCAGTTGCCCCTAGCCCGTTCGTATTGGCCCAAGTTATTGGTATAAAGCCATTTGTGCCACATTCCTGACGCTACGTCATAACACCATGTAAGCTGAATAGACGGAAATGAAATAACGTAAACTTCATGGCCTTCCAACTGATATGTCCACGCCACGGCATCATTAACATATTGATTGGTCAAAGAGTTTTCTACCGCATGGGTGGAAATTCTTGTGGGCACATAACCGTTCATCTGAACGATTTGGGCTTGACCACGGATGTTTCTGCTTAGATAAGCAAATGAGTTGCCCAAACGCGCCACGCTGTACTTGGCGGCAATGCCGTGCTGTGTAGAAGTGCCTGGGATTCTTTGGAATGGGAAAGGGCTAGTGCCTGCATCAATCCAAACCTCACTTGATGCTTCACCTAATAAATAGACTTCACGGTGGTCAACAATTAGCGATACCAAATCGTCAGGAGCACCATCTTTGCTTGCAAAAGATAATGATGAGGATATGGGCGACAATACTGCAGACGCACCAAATTGCTGTGTATCAGGGTGGTTATAAACAAAATAGTTGTCCACAATGTCCACAGATGTTGCGCCTGTAAAAGCCCCGTCTCCGGCTGGCAATACAGACCAATTTAGACCGTAAAGTGTTCTAGAAGTGACGGTTTGCGAGTTGTTGACCGTGTAAGTACCCACACCACCCGTGCCTGTACCAAACGCTGTAATGATGGTTTGGGCAGTTACGGTAGAGCCTTGGATGGTTTGACCTAAAGCCAATGTGCCGCTAGTCACGGCGGTCACGGTAAGTGTTGTGCCTGATATAGAACCCGTCACCACCGCACCAGCTATAACGCTGTTCATTTGCTCAGACGCTACGGTTTGGCTGATGTTGATGGTGTACGTTCCTACACCGCCCGAACCTGAACCCAATGCGGTTATCACGGTTTCTTGGGTAATTCCCACGCCAAACAAGGCTTGGTGTATGGCGATCGTGCCATTAGTAATGGCAGTCACGGTCAGAGTTGTACCGCTAATTGACCCTGTAAACACCGCTGATGATGGGCTAGAAATGCGCCATGTGTAACGGTTTGTACCGTCCACAATATAAGCATTCACGCCGTTGTCAGTTATGCCCACAATGCCTGTGGATGAATTTAACTGTCCAACCATTGTAGTTGTGTAAGAAGATGTCAGCGCATAAACATAAGGCCCGCAGACCGCAACCATTACATCGCCGCCTGATAGCGTTCTTAGCCCCCTAACCTCTTGCTGATTCTGAAACAGAACAAGTGATGTCAGACCAGGCGTAGGGTAAAGCGCGACCACACCCCTATCGCCAGGCTGTTTTAGCGGGTCAATTTCAGGGACAAAGTTAATGCATTCCTGTGCATCTTGATAGATGCTTGGTGCTTCATAGGATGGGCCAACAAAGCCAAAATCAGGCATTAACGGAAACCCCCATCCATAATAAAGCCTGCGTCTTTAGCCCTGCCCACCATAAGCGCATCAGGGTAACGTGCCACTTGTGGAGGACGCATATTTGTGCGTTTGATTGTGGCTTTAGCTTGGGCAGCATAGGCGTTAATCATGGCAATCTGCGTTTGTGACGCCTTGCCAAACATCGGCATCAGACGTTCAGCCAAACACCACCGCAATGCCATGTTGTAGCCTTGTGGAAGCTGAATAGTGTCGTATAAACCTGAATACGTCCTGAAGATTGTGCTTGTAAACAAGTGAAGCTCACCACTAGACGGGTTGGGGTACACATATAGCGTTCCCAAAAGCTCACTTGGTTGGTAATAAATCATCTTTGCCCAAGGGCCATTAAGCTGCTTGATGCCCAAGGATTCGTATTCTTCCAAACTGAGAATGGCTACGGGATAGTCCAAATAACCGCCTGCAATGTTAGAGCCGCCCTGTTGGGTAGCAACCCGTACAAATGCAGATTCAATGGTTAGGGGACGCTCATAGTAAGCAGTAATGGTGGTGCTTGCAGCGGTTTGGCTTGGGGTAACTGTGTATGTGCCGCCTTCATTGACGTTGCCGCCTGCGCCTGTTGTAAACCCAACAATCCTTGTTCCTGCGGTAATGCCTGTACCTGATAGCGTCATGCCAATATTGATGCCACCTGCAGTAACGCCGTTAGCAGGAACGGTCAAAACAGTTCCAGCAATAGAGCCTGTAAATGTTGCTCCAACTTGACCTGATGGGCCTATGGTGTACTGAACTTGGTTTTGTGTGGTTTGAAAGATGATTTCGCTGCGGTAGAAAACCATCATGTTTTCGTTTGACCATTGCGCGGTCATGTCATTGAGCATATCAAACGCATCTTGGGCTTCATCTGCTGTGGGGGATTCCCCTGCAGCCAATGCGCCAATGTCTTTCATAGCGCGTGTGATGATGTCAATGGGTTGGGTCATAGTGTCACCTTAAATGTGGGGACGGCCCAAGGTAACTTAGTGGAAACAGGATTCCGCAAGTTATCTAGCTGCTCTTGCAGTCTTGATTTTATGGCATTCTCGCCTTCTTGAGTAGATTCATCAAGAAACCAATTGACCACCTCGGTTTCGTAGCAGTCGCTTGTAACTGTGTAGGTCTTTTTCATAGACCAATAGCCCTCGGTGTCCACAGAAAGGTCGCCGTCCACCGCTTTGCAATAATACTTCAAAGACTTTAAAAACCCATCCTGCACCACGGTTTCTAAAATTTTCCAATTAAATGTTGTCATCTTGCACCCAAGAAGTTGTTTCTTCGTTCCATAAATATGATTTGCCATCGTCAGGCATAGGTATCGGTGTTACCCACAAACAAGTGTCTTCGTTTAAAAGCCAACTAGGATAGGGTTTTGGCGGGATAAATGCATCACGTTGGCTGTCGTAAGAATAACCAATTCCAGCGTAGTTTTTACGCAAGGGGCGACCTTCAGGATGTTGACCCCCACGGGTGTTATATGAAGTTTGAACCCATCCTTCGCCAAAAACACCAGTATCAATAACTTCTTGCTCGGCAACAATCACCTGAGTAACTATTCCGTTTTCAACTTTTGCAAAGTGTGACATATATTTATGTGGGCGAAAGAGTACCCGAACTGGTAAATGTATGAATTGTATTGCCGCCTGAAGAAGTCACAGTTCCACCGTTAAATACTTGTGAGCCAGCGTAAGAAATAATCACAACGCCCGAACCGCCGTTGCCGCCCGAAACTTGCGATCTTGCACCACCTGCACCGCCGCCAGTATTTGCATCACCGTTACCGCCAGTTCCTCCTGAATTGGTACTCCCAACGCCGCCGCCACCATTACCGCCCGTTCCTGCAACGCTGTCGCCAGTACCGCCGCCACCGCCAGCATAAAAAACAGATGAACCTGTAATTGATGAACTTAAACCTACGCCACCATTACCGCCTGAACCGCCACTACCGTTGCCGCCAACGCCACCCGCGCCGCCGCCACCACCTGATGCTGTACCGCTTCCATTGCCGCCATTATTGCCTTGGCCTGCTGTTCCTGCGCCGCCAGTTTGACCTCTAGATGCAGCGCCGCCCGAACCGCCCGATGCGCCAGCAACCGAAACTCCTCCACCCACATAGTAGCCGCCTCGACCACCGCCAGTAGATGTAATGCCGTTTATAGTTGAATCGCTACCGCTTGTTGGGGCAGCGCCACCGCCGTTTATTCCACTAGCGCCAGCAGTACCAGGGCCTCCACCGCCAACGGTAACGCCATAAGATGTAAAAAGATTTAATGCAGTTGTACCTGTACGCATACCACCCGCACCCCCTGGCCCACCCTCATATCCACCTGCGCCGCCACCGCCACCCGCGACTATTAAATAACTTACGCTAAGATTTACAGACTTTCCATAGAAGTCAGTAGGCATAACTATTACGCCACTTGTTTTACCCGCAAGTTTTCTAACGTTTGTGTCGTTTAATGAAATTTGCGCTGTTGCACTTAAACCCAATTCAAGCGCAATAGATTGTCCTGCTGTTGAACCAGCTAAACTTATTGGCCCGCTTGCGTTTAGTGTCATTATTTATCCCTTAAAGCATCAATTTTCTTATTAAGCTCTTTAATGGCCTCAATAATTAAGGGTGCAAATTTTTCATACCTAACAGTCAAATATTGTTCATCAATTGGTGCAGGCGCAACAATTTCAGGCATTATTGATTGAACCTCTTGGGCTGAAACACCAACTTCTTTAATGGCTTTATATCCCAATTTTTGGGCTATTTCGTTTGCCTCATAATAAAAACCGTTCAAAGAACAGATTTTGTCTAAAGCATTTTCAATTGCGCCAAGTTTTGTTTTTAAACGATCGTCAGAATAATAAGCCGTAACGTTATTGGTTGCTCTGATTTCGCCAGTTGTTCCTGATGCGGCAGTTCCAACGCCCAATGAACCAACTTGATAACTTGTGCCTGTTCCTAATGCCGTAATTCCACTTCCTGAACCTGCAAAACTTGTGGCAGACAATGCACCAGTTGACGGGTTAAAGGACAGTTTTGTGGACGCTACGTTTGCACCCGTAATTGAACCCGTTGTAGCACTTGTAAACGTCAAATAACGGGTTGCGTTAGTAGTGGTATCGTCTGTAATTGATAATCCGCTAAATGCCGCTGCCCATGTTGGGGCTGATGAACCGTTGGATGTTAGGACATAACCCGCAGTACCTGCGGCTGTAAACGCATAGGCTGTTCCTGTACCGTAAGCCACAGCGCCTGCGGTAGGGGTGGCAGTTGCGTTTGTGCCGCCATTCGCTATGGGCAATGTTCCTGTAACGCCTGTAGTTAAAGGCAGACCCGTGGCATTGGTCAAAGTGCCTGATGATGGCGTTCCTAATGCGCCGCCATTCACCACAAAAGCCCCCGCAGAGCCTGTATTTACACCAAGGGCAGTCACCACACCTGTACCTGTGGTGATTGTGCTTGGTGCTATTCCAGCGCCGCCACCAATCATCAAAGCATTAGCAGCTAATACGGCAGATGATGCCCAAGCTGCTGAACTCGTAAAGTAGGGTATGCCGCCGCTTGTTCCTGCCACCGTTAACGCCAAAGTTCCTGATGTGGTAATAGGTGAGCCAGCAACAGAAATAATGCCGCCTGTAAATGTTTGAGCTACGGATGTAACACCAGTAGCCGCAGCATTAGCCCAAGACGGAACACCACCCGCAAGGGTTAAAACTTGCCCGTTTGTGCCTGCCGACAAAAACGTAGTGGTCGATGTGGCGCTTTGATAAGGCAAAGAACCCGCCGTGCCACCCGCAAGGTTTGTAGCGGTTGTGGCGTTAGTGGCGGTAGCTGCATTGCCCCCAATAGACAAACTGCTTGCTGTGCCTGTTAAACCCGTTCCTGCGCCTGTAAATTGGGTGTTAGCGGTAATGGTTGTGCCTGTAACCGCTGCTGCTGTTGTAGCACCAACAGTCGTGCCGTTAATCGTGCCGCCTGTAATTGCTACCGCATTGGCGTTTTGGGTGGACATCGTTCCCAAGCCCGACACTTGCGTATTAGCAATTGCAATAGCGGTATTGGTAACGGATGAAACCTGGCCCGATGCATTTGTAACGAATACAGGCACAGATGAGGCAGAACCATACGTTCCCGCAGTACCCACGGGCGTAATACTGAACTGCGTTCCTGCTAGGGTTAACCCTGTGCCTGCGGTGTAAGTGGACGAAACGCTAAAGTTAGACCAATTGATTGCGGTTACGCCCAAAGTGCCGCCAGGCTGTGCGGTACAGTACCAAGCAGAACCCGCTTGTGAGCCGCTTAGAACAAACACAATCGCGCCTAAAAATTCATTCCATGTATCAGCGCCTGGGCTTCTTGTCCAAGCCCCTGCACTAACCACATAAATGCCATTGTCTGCCGCTGTAGATTGGTTTTTAACCAAAACCGTTTCACCCGCCACCAAACTTACGGTATCTATGGTTTGCAAGCCTGAAAGAGTGATATTTGCAGTTGTTGCAGCGTTTACAGGCTGTTTCCAGCTTAAACCTGCTGCGTAATAGTCCACATATTGCTTGTTGGCAATGTCTGTGGGGGCAGTAGGTGCTGCGGTCACCGTGCCTGACGTAAACGCACCTGTGGACGGGGTTGTTGCCCCTATGGTGGTGCTGTTTATCGTGCTGTTTGTAATATTTAACCCTGATTGGTCGGGCGAAATATTGGCATAAAACGGTGTTCCAGCAGGGCCAATCAGCGAAACCAACGAAAAGGTTGGCGCAGGATTGAAAATGCCCTGAACAGGGACGATGTTTATGGTTTGGGTGACAGCGGTATCGTTGGACATAAACGCCCCTTGTTAGTCAGCTTGGCAAGCAGTTATGTACAAAGTGTTGGTGCTTGAGCTAATTGCCTTGATATAGAAAGGTGCTTTGGGGGCAGCAATCAATAACGGAAAATTCATTCCAGCAGGCAGCACAAAAGAACCTGAATTGCCTGTTGAAGCAACGCTTGGGGTTGTAACTGTGCTTGAATTGGACAATTCCACCGCTGCAACACCATTTCCTGTGTTAATCAAGGAAACGTAGTTGGTTTGGTCGTTTGTGGTGGCTTCAATCAGCAGGGCTACGCTTGCTGATGTGGTGAGATCGAGTGCATAGGTGCGTCCACTTGGACGCATTACGGATGTGTTAACCATGATGTGTACCTCTTATCAAATTATAGGCTTGCAAAAAAGAAAAGCCATCCCTTTTGAGGATGGCCTCTCCACTTAACTCATGCCTGTTTAGGGCAAGAAGTTCAGGTCGTAGCCGTAAATAAACACATCAGCGGTGGCTGGTGCGTTTTGTACGGTAGTGCAACGGATGTACAGGTTGCCGCTAGTAATAGCGTCTGTAGAAGTTGCGGCAGTCACAATCACTTTTGCAGCGGTAGTGTTGCCTGACAAAGCATAAGCAGTTTTCACCGCTGTGCCTGTCGCGCCTGGGCCTGTGTACACAGCCAATTGGGCTGCGGACAGACTTACAGATGCGTTAGTCACAATGATGCTTTGCACGCTTACGTCACCAGCCGCAAAGATTGGGGCTAATGTGTCTGCTACTGCATTCAAGTTCACAGATTGGGCAGACGCAATCAAGCGCAAAGCCTGATTGGTTGCCAAATTGGTTGGGTGACTTGTGTTGGTACTTGCTGGGCCTGGATTTGGCATGATGTTTCTCCTAAAAAGTTAATGATTAAGCTGCGACACGGCAAGCAAGTTCAGGGTACAGGGGCGCCCAACCATACAGAACGTCCACACGGGTAGGAATGGAGTCGTTATTGATGGTGTACTGACGTACCACACGCATAGACAGACCAAGCTCTTTGTCAGAAGCACGACCTGCAAACACCACGCCATCAGGCAATTCCAAGTCAGCGGTAGCCAAAGTGAATGCGTTTTTGTGCATGATGATGTTTTGTGGGCTGACAGTACCTGTGTTGTTGAATGGGGTCACTACAGCAGATGCGCTGGTAGAAGCCAAATTCACGTTTTGGAACTGACCTGCAGTAATCACGGCAGGGCTAACAGTCACAGAAGTAGTGCCTGAAGTTGCCACGGTCACGTTAGAAGTCACCACGAAATTACGCAGCTTGTTCGAGCCATAGGCTTGACGATTCTGTGGGTTGACAGCGTAAATGCCAGCAATTTGAATCACGTCACCTTGTTTCAAACCTGCAGTTGCAGTTGCAGCAGTCAGCGCAATAGTGGAAGTGGAAGCCCACCCGCTAGTCAGAAAGCCTGTACCTGTGGCTGTGTCGCAAGACAAAGTGGCTGTTGCATAAGAGCCAAATGTTTGCGACACCACGTTTTGATCCATGTACCACGAAACGCCAGCGGAATCGCGGCCCATCATGCCTTTGCTGTATTGATCGCTGATTTTGTCCGATGGCATGAACAAACCTTTCAAGCTGTCAACGATAGTGGCAGATGTGAAAGGCTCGATAATGCATGAACGGCGACCATCACGGGGTGCGCCCTCAGAATCCAAATACGCACCTGCGGTCAGGTAAGTAATCAGACCTGTTGGGGGTGTACCAGCAGTACCCACGATGTTAGCGGTGTTGTTCTTAGCCATAGTCAGACCGTCAAAGTCAATCTTGTTGGCAATCGCTGCAATTGCAGGTTTCAACCATTCTGTTACTTTCGGCCTCTCGGCTTACTGACCACTTTCGTGGCGGGGAAACTTCTTCGAATCTCCCTCAGTACCTTCAGACTATTCGTACTGTTCAGACTATCGCATCACCCATTTCTGGGGTTTTCTCACTTAGTCGTTCACGGTGCTTTTTATCGCTTCCGCCCTGTCACCCTGTTTTTAGGGTTTCCAAGTCAATCAGAGAAAATTATTCGATGTGCATTACTGCACAAAGGCGCATTGAGTGTTTACGCGGTCGGAGAACATATCCAGAGACAGAGCCAAATCTTGGGTAGTGAATTGGGTGTCAACGTGGAACTGTGTGGACAAGGTTACAGGAACTGAAGATTCGTAGAAGTCTTCCACGTTCAATGCAGGGCCTGTAGTTCCCAAGAAACGACCTGGTTTACGGACGTTCAAGGTTGCGCCAATTTTTGCGCCGCTAACGGCAAATTGGTCGTCATAGTTACGGTCAACCTGATTAGAAAAGGTCAACTCGTTTTCCAAGACCATCAAGGCCTCATTGGTGATCATGCTGATCGTTAGTAAATTGTTACTCATTTCAAAATCCTTAAAAAAATAGGTTTAGCGAATCTTTCCAGCCAACCTAGCAGCTTTCCAAGCTTGATATGAACCATGAAACTGACCATCGCTGGTCAGGGCTACATCACGCCCATTAGCTGCCGATTTGATTGGATTGATCGGCACGGGTGCTTTACTTTTACCGACAGCAGATTTTGTCTGAGGCTCAGTCTTTTCGTACTGTGCTTCCAATTTCCCAATAGCTCTCAAGGCGGCAGTTAAGGTCATGCCTTGCAGTTTCTGAGCAAAGTCAGGATTTTCGGCTAGGTGGTACAAGATGCGGGGGCCAACATCTGATTCAAAGATTGCGTCACGCACTTCGTTGCTTACCGTAACGTCTGCGCTGGTAATCATTTCCTCAAAGTCAGGCATCTCCGCTTTGGCTGCATTTACCCTTTGCGCCCAAGTATTAATTAACTTGGCTTGCTCGGCAGCAGCTTTAGCTTGTGCTTCCTTTGCCTTTTCTTCCTTCAACCTTTGGTCAACACGATAGTCTGTCAATGCTTTCGCATATTCATACATATCGGTAAACTGCTCGGGCAGCGGTTCAGTTTCAACTGCTTCAGCTTTAGGCTGTGCTTTTGCCTCTAAATCCCGCAACCTTGCCTCTAAAGATTCCCTTGCTTCGCGTTCCCGCTGTGCTTCTGCCCTAGCTTCTTCACGTTGCTTGGTAATCTCAGAAAACCGTCTTTCCAACTTAGGATTTTGTTTTCTATCCTCTGTTGCCGTTGCTTCACTCTCCGCTTTCGGTTCACTCTGTTCGGGCGTCTCTGTCGGCTCTGTAGGAGTATTCTCGACTACAGCCTCGGCAGGCGCTCTATCAGCTAAACCCATTTTTTTAGCATTGAACTCAGCTAAATTCTCACTTGTCACCAAATTGGCAGCAAGTCTTTCCGCTACTTCCGACATTGAGTTACCTCAAAGAATAAACCCCATGAACCCACGGGTAGGTGAATACATATTACATTAAATTTGGCTGCTGCACAAATGGGCTTGCGCCTTGGCTAATGTCGATTGCTGCAGCTTGGGCATAAGCGGCTTGTTCTGCGTTCAAACGCTCAATTTCCATCAGTAATTGGTCAGGCGGCATTTTTGCCAACAAGATTTTTACCAATGCATCAATCTCGGTCTTGTTTTGGCTGGTAATACTGCGGGTGTTTTGGTCGTTGACCTTAACCTCTGCAATGGTTTCGGTGTTGTGTGCCTTGGCAGTCACATCCATGAGTTTTCTGCGGGTAGCGCCTTCTTCTTTAATCTGCGCCACTTGCATACGGTTGTTAATCTCCAACCCTGCGGCTTGTAACTGTTGCTGCAGTTCTTCAATAACTTTTTGTGATTGAGCCAAACGCATCTGAATTTCAGGCGGCACATCTGATTTTTCATCAATTTGCGCCATAGGATTCAGCGCAGCCAAACGATCTGCAATTACGTCAGCGCCAGGGAAATCCATATTCCTGAACACCAAGTCACCCGCGATATTGAATAATTCTTGATTGCCTGTAAGCAGGGGCATCATGGCTTCTACGGCTTGTTGACGCCTAGATTGGAAGCCTGGCCCTGTGTCCATCACCACATCGTATTCGCCTACGGTCACGTCATTCAGCACTTCGCCAACTGCTGTGCGCTCATTAATTACCGTCATGTCAGGCTGCCCATCAGAACCAATAATTCGCATGACCCGCTGGGTGTCGTAAATCTTTGGAATTAGGTCTAAAAGTATCTTTCCTGTATGCTTAATGGAACGGGTCAGGTTGTCGTAGAAATGGAAGTTGGACAGATCTACCTGAGCTTGTTGCCCCATTAAGGCTTTGCCTGATATGTTGCCGCTAGGCAGTTGGTTAGGGTCTAGGATGCCCAACACCATTTGTAGGTCGGCAGAAATAGCTCCTGCGGCTTCCATAATGCCCGTGGGTGGCGGCTCGGGTTGAAGTCGTTGCGGTACAGGAGCAGGGACACCCTCAATGTCTTTTTGCTTGTAACGTAAGACTGGGCTGGATTTGATGTTAGCCAATGCCCATTCGTTTTCATGGCCTTCGTCTTGACCTTCGGCAAGCAGCCATTTAGCCTTTGGAGCTAGTGCCACGCTTTCAGTCATGGAAGTGCGCCAAAAGTTGTACATACGCTGTGGGTCTTTGGCAAACCGCACTAAACCATACTTTTTGCGCTTATCGTCCACAATGACTTGTGCGCCATAGCAAGGCACGATAGGAATGTATTTACCTGCCCAAGTCTTTTCTTCCAAGACTTCCATAGCGGTCATCTTGCACCACTTTACGGCTTTACGGAATGAATCGCGCTCATCAATGACTTCTAGCCCTGCGGCTTCTACCCTTTCAAAGAAATTGGGCGAATCTGCAAATTGGGCTGTGCCATCGCTAAGTAAAAACAAACGGGCTTTTTCACGTTCGATGTAGAAATACTCGGCAATCCTGATGTCTTCTTTGGTAATCCATGCGGCTGTGTCGTCACCTGTGCTTCGGGGTTGGAAGTTAGCCCCATCATCAGCGCCTGGGTACATTTCCCTAAATATCTTTTTATCTAGCACCGTAGTGATTAGGCATCGCTCTGCGTCAGAACCATCAGGCCGAATGCTGTTAGGGTCAAAATAGACGGTAAACGGGTTGTCAATAGCGTCTATGTAGATTTCTTGGTCAAAGCTGTCTTCGCTGACGTATTTGTAGTTGATGCGCCAGTAGCCCCAACCCATTCTTACAGCGTATTCAAATGCCGTGTCATAGGCGGTATCGGCGTTGCTATTGGTTTCAATGTGGCGCGTGATGCCTTCAATAACTTGGGCAATCTTGTAGTCAGCCAAGTTATTCACAGGGTGAACCTTGATGCGGGGGCGCTGCATTCTTTGTTGATTGGTCACTTGACGGATATACGCATCAATCTTGTTGATGGTCAGGCATGGCCTAGCTTCTACGTTGCGGCTGTTCTGAATCTCGATAGGCCATTGATCGCCTGCGGCAAACTTAACGTCCTGCAGGGCTTCTGCACGGTTTGTTGAGTCTGCATCATTGACCAAACGCCAAAACTTCATGGCTTCGGCAATTTTGTTGTTGTCGGGGTCTTGGTACGCCATTTTTAACTCCTGTTAGCCCATCCAACTGCCTGCCATAGCTGTTTGGGCTTTAGGCTTGCGTTT